CCGATCTTTGGTGCGGTAATTGCGTCGTCACTAACTTTTGCCGTCTCTACCGAATTGCTCTGTAGCATCGCCGCGGATATTCCGTTTGCCTTGACGTTGAGGCCGGATCCGCCGACCTCGATGGATGATCCATCGACATTGACGCTCAAAGCAGATCCGCCGCCACCATTAAGACCGGAACCGGCAACGCTTGAGGCGATTTTGCCCTCGTCGACGCTGTTGGCTCCAAGCTTGTTAAGGGTCACGGCACCTGTAGCGATTTTGGCCTCCGTAATTGCATTTGATGATATTTTTCCGGACGAGACAACGGAATCGGCTAACATCGCCGAATCGCCAATTGCGCCGTCTGCGATGGCGTTACCGGTGACCGCATTTGACCCAATCTCTGCGGATGTGATCGTGCCGACCTTAAGTCCGCTAGCGCTCAACGATAGCGTGGATCCGTCAAGTTTGGCTTTGATTGCGCCGCCGTCAAGTTCAACGCCCTGGCCTGCGTTGATCTCCAACTCGCCAGAAGTAAATTGCATACCAGAATTTGCACTCAAATCGATCGAAATCTCGTTAGAATTTTTCTGCAAACCAGATCCCGCAATCACCTGCCCGAGGCCGGTAAACTGGGTAAACGTGATTGTGTCAGATCCGAGATTGGTAATATCGGCCGTTTGGATAAAACCCATATCGGCGTTTGCTGATCCCTGCTGCACAAATACCGCCGCGCCGTTGAGTTCTGCCGCGCTATCGGCGTCCGTTGAGCGTGACATAGCAGATCCAACACCGGCAAACACATAGATACCGTTTTGACTCGCGGTGGTTTGGTTTTTGATCAATACACGATCGTTGCTGGAGAGTGTTACACCGTCAATGGCAGCGGGCGCGCTTGACAGATCTACGTTTGCGGTGGATGCCGCGATTACACTTTCCTTCCAGTGAATCCCAGAGGTAACCGCATCAACGTATGCTTTGTTAGCGACATCTGTATTTGCGCTCGGCGTGCCCGAACGAAGCGTGCCGCTGGAAAAGTCGAACGATCCGGTCAGGTCGATCTTACCGGCCGTAACGACTCCGTTTGCGAGGTATGCGGTGCTGTCAATGGCGCCGTCTGCGATTTTTGCGGACACGACCGAGTCGGCCGCCAGCGCTGCCGAATTGACGACGCTTGACGCGAAGAGATTGCTGTTGTCTATGGATCCGGTCGCGAGTTGCGTGCCGGTGATTGTAGCGGATTTAATTTGACCGCCTCTGATTTGTATGGCCATGATAGGCTCCTATGTTTGGGTTTGTACGGTGTACTCGACCTCTAGGATATCGCCGGATACCGGCGCGGGGCTGAGTGTAAACTGGTTAAGTCCGACCTGCCCAACGGTGCTCTGTCGCTGGCGCAATCCGTTAATAAATACAATCAGGCTGTTTGCATCGTAGTTTTGCGAGCATGTAAAAAGCGCTCTCTCTCCATTGACGGACGCGGTAAGATCCTCCAGCACAATCTCAAAGCCTGATCCGCTTGGATCGGCTCCGGTGCCGCCGTCTCGATTGAATGCATTTGCGATCGCCATATTAAAACCTGAATGTTAAACCGGCCGAACTTATATCTAATGTACCCGCGTTGGTCTTGACATGCAAGTACAAAATGTTGTCGTTGAGGTCTTTGATTACCGCATCCATCCTTACAAGCGCAGCGCCCACGGAGCTGGTGGAAAGGCCAGTTTGTATCGTTGTTTCCGTCTCCGTCAAAACAAAATTATCACCCGCCGGATCTCTTGACAGACAGCAGGTTATCTTAGTCGCACCCGATATATTGGTAAATTGCACCTCAAGGAGCGAGGCGAGCACGCTGATTTGACTACGCGCAAAAAGATCTTGTTCTAAAGAGATCGCCTTTGCGGTATCGTAGCCCGTGCCAATGTTGGTGGCCGTGTTGGTGCTGGCCAGTACCGATAGATTTAAATTTGACATGTTACGCTCCACGACGCCAGCGCGCCAAATGCGCCGCCGAGAGGATTGATCAGGGCGCGGCCTCTAGCGTACAACATGAGCAAATGTATCTTGATTGACGTTTTTATGCTAATTGGGTAGATCGTCCGAAAGAGAGCCAGGCACATCACCGCATCCGCCTCTGCTCTGTGCAGTTGTTTTGGCCAACCAAAAAGCTGACCGATTGAGTCGAGAGAGTAGCTTTTGATGCTGTAGGGCGCAAACGCGGCCATAGATAGCGCGATGGTGTCGATTCCACGTCGCATGATGCGCAGATCCGGCCGCTGAATGCTTTTAAACAGCGCCAGTATAAACCCGCGGTCAAATGCCCAGTTGTGTGCAACCGGCGTGCATCCCGCCATAAATGCGGCGATTTTTGGCCCCGCATCCTCCGGATCCATCGCATCGATCCAGCGGTTCGGTGTGTACCCGTTGATACGCATCGCTTCCTTGTCTGCCCGCTCTGGGTATTTGGGTTTGATTTTGACAACCAACCTGTCGATCTCTTGCAGTTGTGCATTGACTTTTATACCGGCAAAACTGACGATCTCATGATGATAAGATCGCAGTCCGGTTGTCTCTGTGTCTAAGATAACAAATTGCATAGTGGCTCCCTGATGTATGCGTGATTGCTATCGGTCGTGGAGGTCGCGAGCGGACTGTTTTATTTTTAGTTCGTTGATCTCGTCTTTGAGTTTATCAATCATGATAAAGAGCTTTTTGATCGCCTTTTCCATGCTCGTAAGACGGTCTTCGATACCGCCCTTCTTCTCTTCTTTGAGGTCGTTTATCACGGCCACATATCTGCCACGGATCTCCTCTATTGCTTTTTCTCTCTTGATCTCGTAGGCGTCCCGATCGGCCTTCATTTCTTTGCGATACTCTTCGTTCTGTTTGCTCATCTGATACCAGTTATACATCAGAAAAGCGAGGAATGGGCTGTTGGTGGCTAGGTTGAGCCATATCTCATGCATCGTCGACGGATCCATCAGTCCTCCAATAGTGTCAAAGAGAATGTGTGGTAGCCGAGCGTATCGCGTTGCTTTTTTGCGAGCGCAATCAGTCGATCAAAATCGCCACTGTCTTGGATTACAACGCAGCCCGCCGAGTAGCGCCCAACGTTTTCCGTCAGGCCGTTTTCTTGCGTACTGTGCGCGCTGGCGCGATGAATGTTGATCCCGAAGTTTGTTCCGAGTTGTATCGTGTTTGGGTCATGGTCTAATATATGATCCCTATTATTATCTCTATAGACGGCGACGGCGCCGTTGCGCTGGCATAGCGCGAGGTATCGACCGGCGTGCATATCGAGTTTGTATACGCCGCGATACTGGCCAGCAACGAGGATAGCCGTACCCTCGACTCTTGATGGATTGTATAACCAGTACAAACCGGCGTCCGTGGTGCATGGATACGCCTCTTGAATATAGCGATCGCCCATCCGATAGATCACATAAAACATATCGTCAAACACACCGGCCTCCCTCGATGGCGAGCGGCACGCGATGAGATTGAGATCGTAATTGTAATCCGTAAAAATTTTGTATCCCAGCTCGGTGCACCGCCGCAACAATGGCGGCAAATCTCCGAGTGCATACGTCCGTATCTCCATCTCTCCCCCTACGACAACAACGGCGGTATCGCGATAACTATAACACAAAAACGGCCACTTATGTTGTACTCTGTACTGATAACCATGCCCGTCCTATTGGAGTATGTGCGACCGGCCTCCGTACTTAGATCAAACAGATATCGTGAGGAGATGCGGACAACATCACCGGCAACCAAAACGGAAAAAGGCAAACCGAGACGCAGCGTTAATCTACTCCAATGATACAGATCCCATATTTTCATCCGCCGCAAATCACCGGTACCCATGTTTTGCTGACTACCGTCTGCGTCATATATGGCGCCCATATCTCTCGATATGACACTCTGTGACGGAAGAGACGGAACGGCGGTCTGTGTGGTCGATACCGTCGATCCTGAGACATTGTATATCAGAGAGGTTTTAGCAAAAACCGCGCGAAGCGACGGATCAAACATCTCAAACGACTCGATGGATATAATGTGACTATCTCGTATCGTCGTTACAATTGGCGGCACAGACTCAAATTGTCCGGTTGGATCGGTGCACCCGCGCCAACTAAATGAGTCCTGTCTGAATACTGGCCATTGACCTACATTGGCCAGTATATCCAGCACGCCGCGAATGCCATTACTCAGCGGCGCGTTGAACACAAAATCCCACCGGTAAAAATTGCCGCTCGATGGTTTGAGATATGCGCGCGTTGCCTCCGCGTCGTTGCGGTCGTACATTGCCGCCGGTATCGGTGCGCCCAGCGTCCATTCTGACGGCAGTTTATCATCCACGCCATTGGTGCCCGCACCGGTCGATGTTACAATTTTACCGAGAAAACTGTATGGTGTACCGAGGATGCGAACGGCATTGTAGACCAAATCATCGACGGCAAGGTTGGACGCGCTCGCCGTCGACGGGTGCGATGCCGTGCCTGATGCAAGCGTGAGTGTATTGGCGCTGGTATCTGCGCTCGACCACCGCATATAAAACGGCGTTTTGCTGGTGTCGGCGGGCACGACATAGATAACGCCATCAACACTCGTTTGTTTTAAAAATATACCCGCGTTGGCGACATGTAGCGTCGTCGTGCCAACCGTCCACGGTGCCGTGACTCTAACGTTCTGCGCCGCCGTAAAAAAGAGTTTGTTGTACTCTAACGAGATATTGTATCTCGTATCGATCCGGCTTTGGAACGCACTGAGAATGTCTTTAAATGTCGCGCGGTACACGCCTCTAAATCCGGACAGCCGATCGAGTTGCCCTAGGGCGATCGTTTGATAATTTGCCAAACCCAAAAACGAGCACTCTACGATCGCCAGCACACCGCGCTGGATCTGATTTTTGTGCGGCCGGATATCGCCGACCAACTCCATGTCAAAACCGCCAAACGATACCGACCATCGAGAGGGGATGACGGATGTACCGCGCACCCTGACACCCTCGCGACCAATACGCAGCGCGCCTCTTTCACTGTAAAGCGTGAGATCATCGCCAACGCTATTCGCCGACGGCCTCCAAAATCGCACCCGATATCGCGGCGTGATGGATGGTGCCGCCAATGCCGAGACAAATGACGCGCTCCAACTCACAACACACCGATATTGGCTTTTGGTGAGTGTGATATATCTACACCCTCGCGCGCGGATGCACCAAATACATTGGCAACAGCGCCCGCGCTAATCTGATCGAGACTGTACTGGCCCTCGCTGTTGGGTATCGCGCCGCTGGAGGGTGACGACGGAACCAGCCCAGTAGACGTGTGCTGGAAAAACTCGCCGTTGTAAAATGCAAACAGCGCCTGATAGTCCGGTACGAGCGATATGCTCAAACTAAAAAGACGGCCTCCCTCGTTGGTGATGATTGCGCGCCCGATGTCGTTGGCGCGTTTGAGTATCGGCCAAAAACGGTAGTAGCGCGCAAACACCTGTCGTCCGTTATAGTCAAAGTTTATCCGATTTTGTGTGGTGATGTTGCCGCCGGATGCGCTTGTTAGCGATGCGCTCGCCACCTCGACCACCTCGCGTGTATACGCGGGCGATCCCGTCTCCAGTACTACATAGTCGTTCGCGACTGGGGTTGTCGTCGTACCCGTCAAAACCTCGAACGGGTTGTTCTTGAGCAGTAAATTAAACGATCCACCGGCGGGCGATGTTTGGCACGATGCCGCCCATGCTTTAGATGAGTCCGCGGTAAACGCCACGCTGAACCCCCTATCAAGGTGATTTTGCATTGCGTCAAATTTGTTGGCCAAATCCTCTCCGAGTTGCATCCGGTCGCGCTGTATTGTGACGACCTCGCCGCCCCTGCCGACACTCCGAGAGATGCCGCCACTGTAGGTTATGCCATCTACGGCATCGTGAAAAAACGTGCTCGATAGCTCTCCAAGAGCCTCGCCCATGTCGATCTCTACCAAATGCCGCCCATCGGGCTCAGGATAAAACCAAAACTTCGCATTGCCCATTATTGACCCCCAAACAGCGGCGATGTCGATTGACCAAATGAGCCAAACCGATCTTCTATTTTACGCACCAGCGAATCTATAGCCGATCGCTCTGTCACGGTGCTGTTGATGTTAATTGTAACACCTCCACCGCCCGTCTGCGCCTCTACGTCTCGCGCGACCGAGGACGACATTTGTCCGGATCTTGGCACGACCATTTCCCCACTATGCAGCATCGCCAAACCTTGATCGCGACCAGTGAACCTCAGCCCACCCTGTGCCGACAAAAATCGACCGCCGCCCATCATTGAGTCACCACCAAAAACAGAGGATAGAGCATTGATGATGGGGCCAAAGAAAAAGTCAAAAATAGATTTCAGCCCGTTAAGAATCGCTTCTCCAAATTTGCGCGGTGTTAGATTTTTCAAAAAATCGCTAATGCCCTTAACGCCCGTTCCGATCGCCCTTATGATTACACCCAGCATAATGGATGGTAGTTGCGCCAGGGCTGCGGTGACGTTGATCATGCCCTCAATTATAACGGGTAGCAGCGCCTCAGGGAGGATCTTCGGTAGTATCGCCAGTCCCCTTACGATCGCCTCAAAAAACACCTTGAACTCAAGAGCTTTGTCTTCTAAAAGAATTTGCTTTAGCGCCGCATCTCTATTTAAACCCTCCGCAGCCATAACCTCTTGTAGTCTATCCTCATCTATTTGAGAGGTATCGCCGAGCGATGCCAACTGGCTCACGGCTCCGGCAACGGCGGTACCAATAGGCCCCGCAGCGGCACCGATAGCGCCGATCATTGCATTGGGTCCAGATAGAGCGCCCACGACGGTTCCGCCCGCCGATATTTGTGCAGCGGTTTGTTGTGCTGCGAGTTGTGTGCGCTCTCTATCTGCACGCAGTCTAACCGCTCTCTGTGCCTCATCGGTGGATATTTTCTGCTCTTTGGTGATCTCGCGGAGTCGCTGTAGCCGCTCTTCCTCTCGCTGGTTGATTTGATCGAGTGCGGACAATAGATCGCTAGCGGCGCTTTTTTGTATTTGACTGACCTCCGTCTCTGCCTTTTCTCTCCTTTTTACAAGATCGGCGAGAAGCTTTGCTCTGCGCGCTGCCCGCTTGGAGTTGTCATCTGTTTCTTTTGTGTTTTCTTTTGTCGCCTTGTTGAGTTTGGCTAAAACAGCCTCGATCATCTTATAGTCGGCGGCCAGTTGTTGGGTGGTTTTAGACGCCTCGTCTT